GCGATTTCGCGGAGTGACTGGAGTTCAGACGTGTGCTCTTCCGATCTCCGTAAACGTCTTCGGTTTTGGTTCCGTCGCCCCAAAATATGGTTAAGGCCTTATTCGATTTAACCGTTATCGTAAGGGTCTTTGTAGCTTCGCTTATTCGCTGATGCCTTACAACTCTTTTTACCGGGTTTGGTTCTTTTAATTTTAGGCTAAAAGTTCCTACCATAAGTTCATCATTCCAACGTTTACTAATGGCTATTCCGCTTTCGTTATAGACTTCGTAAACAAGTGGTTTAGTCGGGTGTATGTCTATCATTAAACGCTGTGTACCGTCCTTGCTGAATATATCTAAGAAGCTATTTAGCTTATTAACGAAGTCCATTTTTCCGTTAGCCTTCATAAAACAATTAAGCGTTATTTCCCGTGCTTCTACGCGTTTTCTTTGAAGGTCTATTACTTCGCCGTGGTAGTCGTCCCAATCTATTTTAAGCGGATTTTTTAGCTTCGGACGGTCAAGAATACCGTTACTTTCGGCTACGTAAATACCCCACTCCTTAAAATCGCTTCCGTCCAAAATGTACGAAAGTTTGGCTACCGAATTAAGAAGTTCGGATATTTGGTCTTGGGTAAGCGCAATATTATAAACTTTAACTTCGTCTACATATCCGTAGCCGTTTTCGGTAGAATAAATATCTTGCAAAAAGGCGAAGCCGGTAGGTTGGGCCGGCAAAGTAATAGTTTGTATTAACTGCGTATCCAAGTAAATGTAGATATTAAACCCGTTCTTAACTACGGCGAAATATCCCCAAGAATCCGTAGGAAGGCTTACCCACGTTTCCCTGTATCCGTCCATAGCTTCCCAACGAACAAAAAATCCTATTTTCTTCCCGGTAAACCCGTCCGGGAAGTGTTTACTTTTCAACCAAGCCAAAAGGGAAAAACTACCCGAAAGGTTAATAAGGTTTTGCGGTATTTCGCAGTATCCTTCCCCTGTGAACTCTATACAATTCCCTTGCCTTCCCGAAACGAAATTACTTTGTATTACTGTTCCGTCCGCCCGGCTTTGTGAATAATCGTAAGCTATTAAAGAGCCGTTAGGTTCATCGAACGGCATATTAAGAATTAAATTATTATCGTTAGCCATGTTAGTATGTTTTATTAATTATTATTCTGTTATACCTTGCGCCCTTAACGGGTCGCTTGCCGTTATTCTTGTATTCTCTTCAATTTGTTTTAAAAACCCGTTAGAAACGCCTACCTTAGCGTCTATACTTGCCAAGTGTAACAGTTGGTTTCGCATTATATCAATACTTTCTATTTGATTTACCCTTACCGCGTTTGTTTGTCCTGCCAATAGGTCTATACTTTCTTGGCTTGCTCCTTTGATGGCTCTCGACAAAGTAGTAGTAGGGTCGGTATTGTCATTTTTATTGCCCCATAAATCAAACCCGCGTTCTTTGGCTCTTTGTCTTATCGCTTCCAAAGCTGCTACGTACAGGTCTTCTCTCTCGTTTAGTCTATCCATTAACCTATCGTAGTCGTCTATTACGTCGCCGTCGCCCGTTCTTTGGTCAAGTGAAGCCGCGAGTTCGTTTTCAAAGTCTTTAAATACGTCAGAAAATAAGGTCGAATAAACCAACTGTTCTATAAATTTTTCTAATGATTCCCCCGCAACTTCAAACATTCGTTTACTTGCGTCTTCTCCGGCCTTCCATGCTTCTACTATCGAATTTCTAATATTATTACCCAAGTCGCCGGCTAAGTCTGCTACAACCTCTCTTATTTGTTCGTTCGCGGCTTCTACCGCTTCGGCCCAATCTAACGCATTTTGAACAAGTATTTTTGTCTTGTCGTCTAATTGGTTTGTATTAATTAGTGATTGCGCCAACGCTTTATTAAGGTTGCCCGTACTATCTACCAACTCCGGGAATACTTCTAATAATCCCCCGAACGTTTCCTTTTTCTTTTTACCGCCAAACAGCCCCGCTATTGCTCCAATTGCCCCACCAACAACGGCCCCAATAGCCGTACCTATTACCGGGGCGACAATGGAGCCAATAGCCGCGCCCGCCGCCGCGCCCGCCGCCGCGCCACTTCCAACGTTTCCCCAATCAATAGCATTGCGAAGCCCGGTTTTTGCCTTCCCTTCTGAAAGTTTAGCTAATGCTTCTTCGTATTTGCTGGTTGATTCGGCCATAGCCTCAAACCCGGAATTTATTTTAGCCTGGTAATCTGTAATAAATACCGAGTCCGACAGTTCGCTATGTAACCTTAATTGTTCGTTTAATGTTAATGTATATTCGTGTGCAAATGCTAAGGCAGCGTTATAAAATTCCTTTTCTTTTCTCTTACGTTCTTCCGAAGCGGAAGAAACCATATTTATAATATCAACCACGGCGGCAATACCCGCGCTTACCTTATCGGTTTTTGTTGCTGTGTCGTCAAAGGCTACTTTTAAGTTGTCTACTTCGCGACTTATATTAGAGAAAATTTCCCCTACCGTTCCGTCCAAGTTCCCTAACGCGCTGGTTATTTTTTGGAACCCGGATAACATTTCTTGGAATTTTGCCTTTGGCATTTTTTCCAACTCGGCGTTTAACTCCTCAATTTTTAATTTAACCTTTTCAATTTCGAGGGCTATTGCTTCCGTTGGGGCTTCCCTATGTATTTTTTGTAGTTCTTCGAGCGTCTTTTCCGCCGCTTGTTTTTGGGTTTCTAACTCCGATTTTATCCGGTCGGATTCCCACATAAACGCTTTATTTGAAATACTTAAAAGGGCTTTATCTTGTGCCAAGTCAATAATACCCCGCGTAGCTTCATACCCGGCGTATAATAGGTTTGCTTTATCTTCGTTATATTGTGCCTTCCTATTTTTTATTATGTCGTCTATTGCCTTTTTATCCGTTTCGGTAGCCGCTTTAGCCCTTCTTGTTTCAAGTAATTGCAAGTCGTTAGTAAGTTCCAATTCAAGCGCAATTTTTTTACCTAAATAATTGGAATATTCAGAAATTAACCGGTTCGTTTCGTCTTCTGCTTTTTTCGCTACATCTTCTTGGCTTTTATCAAGAATTTGCGCCTTATTGGTATCTAATTCGCTGCCGTCCCCGGCTAAACGTTTACGGCGTTCTTCCAATATATTAAGCATTTCCGAAATAGAACGCGCGCCGGCTAATTGATTTTGTAGTTCTTTTTCAAATTCCCCTAATACGGTATCCTTTGTTTCGTTGGCTATTTCATCGTTTAGCCTTTTAAGTTTTTCCGTTTCCTTCGGGCTACGTGAAGAAATAGCTAATAATCTTTCCCTTTGCTTTTGTAGAAAATCTAAATAACTACTACCTTCCGCAAGTAATCCGGCGAACTCGGTTTTTGCGGCTTTCTGTAATATTTCGTCTTTGGAATTAACCCACTTATAATATTGCGTATATTGCTTTTTCCGGTTTTCCAACATTTCGGTATAAGGGTCGGTTTTCTTACCCCCACCGCCGGAACCTGTTTTTTTCGTTCCCCCTGTAATAGCGTCTAAGTTCTTTTGTAAGCCTTCAATTTCTTTTAACGCCTTCTTATATTCTTCGGGGTCGGAAAGTTCTTTTAAGGCTTCTTGTTTCTTGTTAATAGCAACTTCCCAAGCCCCTACGGTTCCTTCCGCATATTCTTGGGTAGCGTTAATTCCGGCTTCCTTTAAAGCGTTTACACCCGCTATTTCATAGTCGGCGGCCTTGTTATAAATGTCGGTTATTTTGTCGTTTAATTCTTGGCCTTTCTTTTCGTATTTGGCTATATCCGGGTTATCCATTTCGTAGGAACCCATACCGCCAAATTGCCCCATAGAATAATACCGGGTTACTTTGGGTTTAGCTTGGGCTTCTTCTAACTTTTCTTGGTTTTTAATAGCGTCTTCAATTAAAGAAGCTGCTTTAGCCCGCATAGCCATAGCCTTGGCTTTTTCTATCTCGGAATTAATAAAGGCGGTTTTGTTTTTTACTAAAAGGTTTTCGGCTTCTTCTACGTTTTTAATTGAAACCCCTAATTCTTTAAACTTATCGGACTGGTCTTTTATAAATTTTTCCTTCGCTTTTAGGTCGTTCCCTAACTTATTCCAACCTTGCGAAAGTTCGTTTATTGCCGCAATGGGTTTGCCCGCTATTTTTGCGACTTCGTTGTTAAATTCTTCTTGGTTCTTTTTTGCTTCCCTTGCCTTGCTACTGAAAATTGAAACAAGCGAAATAATCCCGGAAATTCCGGCAAGTATCCAACCGAATACGGGAATACTTTTTATAGCAACCCCAACCAACCGGAAGGCCCCGGCAAGACCAATATTCGCAAGCGTTCCGGCCTTTGCCGCCGTCGCTTGCGCTCCGGTTGCTACTGTATTCGCTACTTGCGTAGTAGTATTTGTTGCCGTAGCTGTTGTTTGGGCTGTTTGCGCGGCCGTGTTTGCTATTGTTGCCGTAGTATTTGCTTGCTCGGTAACAGTAGCTTTGGCCACAACACCGGCCCACCATTGCTTAATACTCCCAAGCGTTACAAGCGAAAAGTAAGAATCCTTATTTAGTGTTACAGCTACCTGTTGTAAGCCTATTGTTATAGCCATAAGGCTCTGTACTTTTAGCATAATCTTTTGTAGGTCTTCGTTTTCGCCTGCAAATAAAGATACTGCCCCTTGCGCTGCTGAAAAAGCCCCGGACACTCCGCTCATAGCTTGTATAATTCCCTGAAAAGCCCCTTCGTCGTTAGCCAATACGCGCGCTTGCTGTGTAGCGTCGTCCATTGCATCTTGTAAGCGTCCTAATTCTTGTTGGAGTTCGCTAAATCGTTCGGTTCCCCTTAATCCCGCTTGCTCCATACGTATAAGTTCTTCCCGAACGTTCCGTATTTGTGTCCTAAATGTAATTTGTGCGTTAGTATTTTTTTCGGTCGCTTCTTTAGTTTCGTTTAACCGTTGTTCTTCCTTTACCAACGCGTCGGCAGTCGCTTCTACTTCGGTTAATAAATTCTTTCGGGTAGTAATTTCTTGCTTTATGGCTACTTGCTTTTGTTGCAAATACCTATATTCTTCATCGCCCTTTGCCGTACCATTCATAAAAGCCGCGGCCGCCGCTTCTCCAAGTTCGGTATATTCTTTTTCAAGTTTATTAATAGCCCCTTGGTGTAAGCCCGCCATAGTATCTATATCCTTAAAGGCTTTTTCTATGGAAGCGGCCGCTTCTTGGTATGCGAGTTCCATTTTTTCCCCGCCTTCTACCGTAGCGTCCGAAAAACCTTGTACCCGCTTTTTGCTTTCTTCCAACGCGCTATTTAATTGGCCATTATTCGCTATTATATCGAATTCTAATGCCCCGCCTTTTATATTCATCGGTTTATGTTATTAATCATTTCTAATACTTTATCGGCGTTTTCAGATGTTAATTTTACTTCTTCGGTTTGACCTTGCCCGTCTGTTTCTTCTACGTCCGGCGCGTCTATCAACATCCTTTGTACTACGCCCCACGCTATTTCATGGTGTAAATATTCCCAAGTCCAACCAAAGCGGGCGCAAATCGAACCCCGGCGGCCGAAGGGACTTTTAAGCCCGGTTACTCTATACGACCCGTTATCGGTTTTGTCGTTCTTGCGCCGCTCATTAATCGCATAGAGGTTATAAAATCCGCTAAATTGCTTACGTTGGTTACGGTAGTACTCAATAAAGCCAACTTAGAGGGTTTTATAGCGTGAAAGAATATATTTGTTAGTCGGTTTAATTCTTTGTCGTCGTTGTACTTTTTAACCTTCCCGGTACGTGTAATTTCGGTTATATGGTAATCTTCCCCAAGTACCGCAATCGCTATAACGCGCGCCATTTTTTTAGCGTTCTGTTTAGCTGTTTTCTTGGCTTCAACTATTACCGCCCCTTCTTTTAGGGCTTCTTCGTCTAATGCCATATCTAACCAAATATCGCAAAGGCGGTCAAGCACGGAAAGCGTAGGTTCGTGTATTTCGTAGGTGGTAACTTCTTCCAATACTTCGGGCTTTTGGAAAAATCCCTTAAAACCTTTCTTCCGTTGTCGTATTTTGGTTATAACGTCAAATTTTACCCCTCTTTTAATAAGTAGGTTAAGTTGCTCCCGTTCTAATTCTATATCCAATTTTTCTACTTCTTCCATACTGTTTTATACTAAGAAAGCCCCCCGAAACGGTAATCTGGGGGGCTTTCGGGTTAATACTTGCGTCGTTTGAAAATGTTAGATTTTAGTAGCTGTCATTTTCTTAACGCCCGCTTTTGTAGGCTGTAAAACCGTTCCGGCCACGTCAATTAACAAAATTCCTTTTTTGCTGAATTCTGCGTTAATCTTTGAGGCCAATTTCATACGCGGAACCTCGAATTTAAGCCCTTGTTCGGGCGTAATTCTTACGGATTTTTCAATTACAGGCAATTTGTCCGGCGCAGACCACTTTTGCGTATCCCCCGTTCCGGTTGTTTCGCCCCCTAACAAGGTTTGCAATACTGTTAAATCCGCGTCCATAACGGAAAAAGCGAAGTTTGTTTTACCCCCTCGGCTAATGCTTACTATTGGGTCGTCTACTTCTTCCGCGTAATGCTCGGTCGTTTCCGGGTCGTCCTGTGTCATTTTACAGGTATCTTGGTAAGTATAACCAAGTGTATCAAGGCTTGTACCCATATCCCCGTCGGCGGCTATGGCTCCTACTTCAATTTTTGAAAGTCCTAATGTTACTACAGACATAATATTAATTTTTTAATGTTTTACTTATGTATATTCCAATTAATCCGAAGGTTTGTATAGTGCTGGAATACGGCGGGTTCTTTAATTACGGTTTCGTTCTCAATCCAAAAGGTTAGGCCCTGAATGTTTGCCGCTTTTAATATCCTTACTACTTTATCGGTAAGGAAGCGCAACCGTTCCCGGTCTGCCTTTCGTTGTTCTTGCCCTTTGATTTTTAATTTAAGGTCTTCAACATGAATATTTACGTTTGAAGTTCCGCTTTGGGGGTAATCGTGGTTAATAACAATATTGTTTATTACGATGTCTTCCCTCTCGGAATTGTCCGGGCGTTCCCCCTGTACGTAAATTCCGCCGCTAATGGTTTCCTTTAGTTCTTCCGAAGCGTTTAAAATAGTAAATAATATGTCGTCCGTATCGAAACTTAACATAACCTTAAATCCATAATCTACAATGCAATCTACCGTAATCGTATTTCTCGCAAATTCCTTTAGCTACAACTAACCCCGAAATTTTAGCGGAATCAATAAAGCCCGGTTCTAAAAGCTGGTTAGGCTCTACTTCTTCCCGCGTTACTAATACTTCGGTTCCTTCGTTTATCCGGGCCGTACCTTTTGGTATCTGAATAAGCGAAGCAAAAACAAGGGTTTTACCGTTAGCCGTCTGAATCGTGCTACCTTTCCCGTTCGTTTCTTCCCGGCAAGCTGCCTTAAGTTCCCAAGAAGGAACCGTTTTTTTCCAACTTCCGTTAGTCTTTTGCTCCGCTTCTTCTCCGTTATTGAAGGCGTACAAGTATTGCGGGTATTGATAAGAAGTAATTACCATATATTACTTTTATTTCTTATTTTGGGTTGTCCTATTGGTACTAATCCAACTTCGGCACAAGTCCCGTTATACCAAAACTTTACAGCGTCCCAATTCCAACTAATAGAATACCCACCTTCCCCAATATTAGCCAACGGTATAAGCGTAGAAAATTCAAGGCAAAGGGCTTTCTTGGCTTTATGTACATCTACGTTTGCTTCCGGGTCGGGAATTAGTGTACTTTGGTTACAAAGTATTAATTCTACGTCGTCCGGGCCTATCTGAAACTTCGCCGCCGTTTTTGCTATCCATTCCTTGTATGTCATTGGGTAGAAATTTAGGGAAGGGAAGCCCGAAGGCTCCCCTTGTGGTTATTTATTCCAAGTATTACTATCGGTTGCCATTAAGTACGAACGTTGCGAAGAAAGCCAAGCCGGGAAAGCGTTAGCTAACCCTATTGTAACTTCTTCTATCGGTTCTTCCGTACTGTACTTCTTTACGCAAGTATGCCCGTTCATCGCCTTAATTGCGGCCGAACCTTTCAGGTTCATATCCGCCGGCTTCTTCCAATAAGTTTTACCTAAAACTTTGCTTTCGCTGAACATTACCACGTTGTCGGCAAACGGGTTGCCGGTAGAGCGGTTTCCGTTCGGAAGTTCTACGGTTATATCTTGGTCGATAACAACAATCTGCAAACCGCGCAAGTAGGCAAGTCCGCGCATTGCGCTGTTTACTTGCTCCAAACTTGGGCTTTGTGCAATGTTAAGGGCGTTATTTGCGAACGAAGCGCACAACTTAATTACTTCTTCGGTTTCTACCAAAGTCGTAAAAGTATCGAGGTTCATAAAGGCGAATTTCAAAGAAATGCCCTTAGCTTTGGCGGCCTTTACAACAGCTTTAAAGTCCTTAGATAAAGGTTTTGCCGAAGCCGAAGTAACCCAAGAAGCGGAGCCGGTTTGAAAACCTAACTTTTTATCGCTTTCTAATTGGTAGTCTACATCGTATTCGGTAACTACGCTACTGTTATTGTCGGTCGAAAGTTTGATTTTCCCCAAAGAAATAGTTTGTAAGGCCATCCACTCCAAACGTGCGGCTACGCCGTCCCAACAATATTTAGTATCTTCGGCCCACGCTTCAACCAAGGCGCGCAAATCCGGGTTTTGCGAAGTCATAGCGACCATAATGTCGTATTCGTTCAACTCGTTTTCGTCCTTAGTACGCTTAATAGCAATCTTAGGGATGTCGCCCTGAATACGTGCTATTGCTTCGCGTGTCTTCTTGTTAATACTTGCCCCCCTTGCGACCAGGTCGCCGGCAATTTTTAACCCTACCTGCGCTTCAAGCGACTTCCAAGAAAGCGTATAGTTTTCCTTCAAAGGGAAAAGCGTAGGGTAGTAATACGGTTTAAGGTCGTAGGTATTAATTACGGCCTGCATATCCCTTTCGGTTATGCCTATCATTAACGATTTTTGCATATCAATTCCCTTTTATTAAATGAATGAAATACCCGGAAGTTTCGCTTTTACGGCGGAACCTACGCCCGGTATGTTTGCTTCTCTTACTTGCCCGATAGTCCAAGCGTTTACAATAAGGTTACTAAGTTCTTCTACGTCGTAACTTTCGCCTACAAGGGCTTTCGGTTCGTATAAGAACTTAGAACTTGTACCAGCACTTTCCCCGGCAGCTTGGTAAACGGCTTCGCCCTTCTTGGCTGCAACTCCAAGCGTAGTACCTACCGTAATAGTGTCTTGGACTGAATTGCTGGTAGTGTCAATAGCGGTAATAGCGTAAGCCTTTCCGCCTTCCTTCAACATCATAAAGTCGCCTACTTTGAAGTTATGGCCCTTCAATACGGGGTAATCCGTAGCGGTAGCCGTTACGTCTGAAACAAGCGTAGCAACCTTTACAATGTGGTAAAGCCCGTTTTCTCCTTTCCCTACCGGTGTACCTTCTGCTAATTTCTTTTGTACAAAGTCATTAGAAGAAACCGTAATACCGTCGGGGATATCTGCGAGCTTATGGGTAAACGCGCGTATTACGCGTTCATCTTTTTGCTTTTTAATAGTTAAACCCATGTCCTAAAAAATTAATTAGTTAAACTTCTTTTCCGCCAAGGCTTTTACCTTCGTCGGTTTTGTCTTTGATGTAGGTTTGAACCCCCGCGCTTACCCCGTCTTGGTTCACGGTTCCAAAGAAGGGCTTACCCTGTTGTCCTAATCCCTTATCGGCTAATTCTTGGCCGAAGCTGGCTACATCTGTTTTCGTGTCGTTCAAATACTCGTTAAAACCGTCTTCGTCCTTAAAAGTCATTCGGTCAAAGTCTTTGAGAACTTTGTTTTTGTAACTTTCCGGCACGTCTGCCAATTCTTTTACAAGTAATTCCCGGCGGTTGGCGGTAATTGCTCTGCCTTCAAGCGTCGCTACTTTCTCCAAAAGCGGGGTAGTCGCTGCTTTTACGGCTTCCGTAACAATGTTTTGAATTGCTGCCGCGTCTAAGGTTCCCGACGGAACTTGTACCGGTGGGATTTCTTCCGTCTTCTTTTCCGTAAAGTCGTACTTCTTTTTTAGGCCGTCTTCATAGGTTTTGTTAGCCTTAGTAATTTCCGCGTCGGCTTCTTTTCGCCAATCGTTTACAAAATTGTTTACTTGGTCGGCGGTTAATTTTCCTACGACCGAGTTAGCTTCTTCTTCGGTAGTAACCTGCAACGCCAAAGCGTTAGCCAATTGGTTAAGCCCGTCCTTACGCACGCCTTGGAAAGCTGCCACAAGTAGTGCTAAAATTTTTTCTTTCATTTTTTTGTAATTAGGTATTAATTGAACTTCCGCAAAAATAACGTATTACTATAATACGTTTCACGAAACAACTACCCAAGTTTTCAAACTTCTTTCAACAATGAATAAAGAATAGCCCCCAAAGTATGTTTATGCGCCACGTATACAGGTAGTTAAAAAATAGTTTGGGAAATATCGAATACGAAGCGAAAAGTAATGCAGTGTATTTTGCAATGCAAATACAGGCGTTTTAAGCGCGTTTCTTTGTTTGGACGAAGAAGAATACCGCCAAAGGGTAGATAATTCGACACGCGTTAAATTTGGGGGCAAATTAGGCGGTTATTCTATTTTATTCCTTCCGGTTTTTATGCTATTCTTTATTTTCCCCCACACCCCCTTTATATCCTTATCTTTATCCTTATCTTTATCCATGAGGGCTTAGAAGCCCGTAGTTAGGGGTTAAATACCCCCTTATAAGCCCCTATTAAAATCAATGTTATATTTTTGTTTATCAATTAGATATATTTTTTGTTGTTTTTGTATTTCCGGGCCAAACTATAAGCCCCTTCTTTCCTGCTTACAAGGTTCTTTATAGCCCCTTCGTACTACCTTTATAGCTGCTTAGAAGCTGTTTTAAATCGGTTATTGCCCTTATTTCATTGTCTTATAGAAACATTTCGCTAATTTTGTAACGAGTTAGCAAACGGCTAACACGTTATGTTGAAAAGCGTTTTTAGTTATTTCCGTGTTTGAAAATCGCCAATTTTTAAGACCGAAGGACAATAATGCAAAACGCCTAAGTTTTGTGTATCCAACTTTTACGATATACAAATTAGGCGCGGGGTTATGGTTACTTCGGTCGGGTGTTTGGCGATACCTCAAACAAGTAGCTAAATAGTCCCGCGCTTTTTTGTTTCATATTAACCTGCTTTGGGGACTAAGGCGGAAGAAAAAATTATAGTTATGAGTTGGTTAATGATTGTTGCCTTTATTTGTTTAGGCGGTTTTATCGGCGTTGTAATTAATAGCGCGTCAAAAGCCAAAGGAAAGCTACTACAACAGAATTTTATTAGCTTAGGTACTTTGTCCGGTAGAAGTTTAGAAGAAATTAAAAAAGTAGTTGGCGAACCAAACGCTATTACTGCTTGTACTACTGAATCAGGCGCGCCGGGTTCTCTTTACCAATGGTCGCAAAACCCTTATAGCATAACCCTTTTGTTTGATAAAGAACTAATATGTATTGGCGTTAATCAAGAAATAACTATGTAGCTATGAAACTTTATTATTCTGCTTTGCTGGCTGTTTGTGTGCTGGCTTTAAGTTGTTCTAAAAGCAACGAAGAACCCGAAGTATTAACGGGAAATGTATTTATAACCCTTCCCGGCGAAGGTGTACAGGAATGGAACGAAGAAAGTTTTATTTTCAATCGGTTTTATTCTTTGGTCGATACTATTGGTAAGGTTGATTTTCGCCCCTCTGTGGCTATTAAATACGGCGAAGGTAGCAACGTTACTACTTCGTGGTCTGTAAATGGGAAATCGGAAAATGCTACCGAAATACATAAAGAATGGCTTCCCGATATTAAACTATGGTTTATTGCGAATGAACCCGTTTTAAGCAAAGCCTTAACTTATGGGGATAATATAAAGGCTATCGTAAAAATCAATAGTACAACTTATACAAGGGAAGGAACTATACGCGAAAACAAAATACTTAGCGATGTTTTGGGTGTAAGTTTCGGCTTATCAAAAGAAAAAGTAGAAGCAAACGAACGCGCCCGAATGGAACAACACACAACCCTATACGCGACTTCTTGGCGGGAATATAAGCCAAATACGGCCGTTATGTGGTATTCTACAAATATACCCGGCGGGCTTACTATCTACCGCTTTTCAAATGATAAGTTAGTAGAAGTTGGGGAATATATTACTACTCTCGAATATACAGAAAGCCTTGCAAAATATTGTAGTTTTCTTGGTCTGAAAGAAACCCCAACTATAACGGAAGGGAAATTAGACAAAAACTATATTTGGAATAACGGGAAAATGGAATTTAAACTTTCTATAATAGAAGACGCGCCAACCGTGGGTAATTCTGATTTAAGCAACGCGTTAGGAATTACTTATAGAAAACTATAAACGTATTACTATAATACGAAATTAGTAATTTTTGCTATTTATTTTTCGCGTTAATTGCTAAGGGGGCTTGCGTATTTAAAATAATCGGCGTTATTTTGTAGTGTCTTACATACTTGGTAGGTGTGCGTTTGCCCGCCTTTTGTTGGGTGTATATGCGATTTATCGTACTATATAGCGGCTTCGTACCCCCGTGTATTGGCTTAATGGCCGTACTACCTACCAAGGTGTAAGACGACGGGAAAGGCGAAGCCGTTTTTTTCTTTCGCCCTAATTCATTAAAACGTCTTACAAAATGAATGAAAAATTAAATCCGGTTCTTGCCGGTATGCTGGGGAAGGTAGAAGAAATACGGGAAGAACTAATAAACTACGGGGGGAACCTCGAAAGTTCTACCAATCTATCGGAACAGACAAATTCCTATGAAGTGGCAAACAACGCCCTTAATTCGCTGGAATGTGCTTTAAAGGCCTTGGCTTTCGATGAATCCGAAAGGAAGAACTAACCAATTAAAAACAAAAGGGGTAATTACTACCCCTTTTTATTTTCGTCTTCGCTTTCTTCGTCTTCTTCCGACATAGCGTCGGTTTCTGCCTGCCAACGGTCAATAGCGGTAGCGTTCCGTTTATAGAACTTCTTCCGCTCCTTTTCCGTCGTTTTCTCCCATTCTAACCGCGCTTGTACAAAGGGGTCGGAAAGGTCTAAGGCTGCTAATCTTTCTTTATCTGTCATAACTCAACCAATTTTATACGAATATCCCCGAACAAATCTACCCTATTAGAAACAATTTTAAAACGGGTTCCGTTTGTAAATAATACTTCGCGTTGGTTATCAGGTGCAAATTTACCGTTAAATTCTGAAATATCGGATATGTCCCGGCCCTTTTTACTCTGAATCTCAAATAATACCCTTACTTCGTTCTTTTTCAAATCTCGATAGCTGGCAAATCTAAAGGCCGTTCCCGCGTCTTTGCTTGCCGAAGTAAATATACTATGAGTTATTTCGTTTTTCCCTTCGTATAGGCTTTCGTATTCCTTCCGTTTCATAATAGACCCCCGGTAAACTATACCCTTGTACGCTGGAAGTGAAGCTAACCCTTTCGCCATAAGCGAAGCCGAAGCCTTGTTAAACTCTGTAAGCGTTCCTTTATTCAACTGTTTGTTAAGTTGCTGGTAATTACCGCCCTGCTTGGTGTAGTGGTGCAAAGCTGCAAGGTTCGTATTCGCTATTTTCGGGTACAGTTCGCTAAGTTCCTTTACG